GATACAGCCCTCGCTAGGGGTGCTACAGGCTTGATGGCGTCGGTACCGAGCGCGGTTCATCCGTGATTATAAATGACCACCCCCCTTCGGGAGTGTAGGAGGAGAGAGATTATGGGAAAGCATGTACTAACCGTGGATCGCACGCGCTGGCCTCTGCTGACGCCGGAGCGCCGTAAGGCTGTGTATGCGGTTGTGGCCGCGTTGCTGGGTTTGGGCTCAGTGTATGGGCTGGCCACGCCCGACCAGGCGCACGCGTGGCTCGATGTCGCTGATAAGGTGCTGGGCCTGATCGCGTTGGTGTTGGCGGCCTCGCATACGGGCGGCGTGTATGAGGCGCCCTCGTATGGTGAGAGGGATGCTGACCAGCCGTGACGTTAGCGAGGATTGTGGCGGCCATTGGTGCTAACGGGGTTGGCTTCGGTGCGCTGGTGGCCGCCCTGTCCGTGCTGGCTGGCATGTGGTGGGGCTACCAGAAGGCGAAGGCTGAGGTGCTCCTGGTTCGGGAGCAGGTTGGTAAGGCTCGTGCTGAGCGTGAGCAGGCCGAGACGTCAGCCGCACTAGAGGCTATTGCGGGGAAGATCGATGCGCGTTTAGACGCGCTGGAGGCCTCGCTGTCCGAAGTACACCACGAGATGCGTCCCAACCATGGTGGGAGTATTAAGGATGCTGTGAGCAGGATTGAGTCCAACCAGGAGGGGGTCAAGGCGACTCTGGATGCTCATGGGCAGGTGCTGGCCGCGCATGGGCAGGTGTTGGATCGGATTACTGAGCGTCAGGATCGTGACTTGGAGGAATTGTCCTCTCGGATTGATCAGGCGTGGAAGGATCATGAGAGTCTGCGTGAGGCGTTGGAGAGGATCGGCGCGTAATAAGGAGGAGACCACTGACTCAGTCGCGTACATGCCGTGCTTGCGAATTGAAGGCAGGACTTCGCTGGTGACCCAGCGCTTGAACGCCTTAGCTTCAGGCTTGCGGGACATGAAGATGACTTCATAGAGGCCGGCCTCGTTCACGACGTTTGTCTTTTGCTGGACACCTCGATTGTCGAGGACCTCAGTAGTACTGACCCCCTCCTCATCGACCACTGATTCAGTCGCGTACATGCCATGCTTGCGGATGGAGGGGAGGACTTCGCTTGTGACCCAGCGCTTGAACTTGCGAGCACCTTCGACTTCGGAGCCGAGGATTGCGGTGTACAGGCCTGACTCGTTGATTATTGTCAGCTCTTGGATTCCTCCAGGGGTACTCGCTGGGCGAGTACCCTTATCATCCGGGTCCAGACGCCGTGTCATATTGTGTGCGTCGCGGTATCCGAGGATCTTTGCGATGTCTGATGCGACGAAGAATGGTTCTCCGTCTTCTGCCATGATGGTGCGGATGTTGGTGTTCTCGTATGCGAAGATGGTGATGTCGTTCATTAGTTGCTCTCCTTCATAGAGTTGGTGGTGAATAAAAGGGTGCCCCGCCTGCTTGGGTCAGTCCCCGGCTTTGTGAGCGAGGCGTTGGAGAGGATCGGCGCGTAATAAGGAGGAGACCCCTACCTGGTGTGGTAGGGGTCTTTCCTTGTGTGTGCGCGTGTTAGGTGTTACTGTGTTCCCTCGCCCGCCGGTAAAGTTCCTGCGCGTTACTCAAGAGAATGTCGAGTACGGCCGTGACTTCCTCAGGGCTGGTTGCATGGGGTAACGCTGCTCCGCAGTTGATGATGGTGTCGATAATGACCGTATCCAGCTTGTTCGCCATGTCGGGGAACTCGACGTCCGCTATGTACCAACCTGCCACGCGCAGGTAGCCCTTCTTGCGGCTGTTACCGTCATCCATGATGGTTAGCCCTCCTCGTGCTTGAAGAGGCTGGCGCGCACGCTTGTCCAGCAGCCCTGGTTCCTGGCCGGGTCCGTCGGCACGTAACCGAGCAGTTCAATGATTGCCAGGTGTGGAGAACCGGGGATGTAGAAGAGGAGGACACTCTCAGGGTCGGGGTCCCCTTGTGCGGCCTTTTCGACGGCTTCATTAACGGCCTCGTAGATGATTTCCCAGTCGGTGTCATTAAGGCCGGGGATCAGGCTTGCAGCAGTGTAGCCGGCGCCCTCATATGGGTTGAGGGCGCCGGTTTCTAGGCGGATGATTTCCCCCGAGGCTGCGAACCGGTAGGCGGTGATGATGTCGCCGAAGTTGGTGTTGTTGAGCTTTCGTGCGGTCGTGGTTGTAGTCCTCTCCTTAGTTATCCTTGTGTTGTGCCCTGCTGGTTGTCACACGCCGGTAGTCAATCCACGAAATCACACACACAGTGAGGAGCATCATGGAGGCTGTCACCATCCAGGGGAGGCGTGCCAACACGTATAAGGCTAGCGCAGTTCCTACCAGGGAACTGACGGTGACGATGGCAATGTAGTAGCCGAGGATCGCCAAGTACTTTTTCACTTCCGACCCACCCACTGCTGGTAGTCAACGCAAGCAACCACGCACAGGGCGAAGATCAGCACGGGGATTGCCACCTCCAGGGGGGTGCACAAAACTAGTGCAATACCCGCCAAGAGGGTCATGGCGAGGACTGAGACGGCGCAGGTGAGAACGAGGGCGTAGTTTTTCATTTCTCTTCTTCTTTCTGGTTGTTGTGATGTTCAAGGCTTCCTGCTGCGCACACGATGGCTGTGGTGATTGCGAGGATCACCCACACGGCCATAGCAGGCAGGTGGAATGCGGTGATGATGGCTAGTAGGAGGCCTATCACGTTGGCGAGGAACAGTAGGTAGAAGATGTGTTGTAGGAGTTTCACTGCTGTTCCTTCTTGTTGTTTCGGCGTGTGAGGAGGACACTACGACGCATAGCCACGGCTGCAGGTGTGCGTTCAAGTGTTTCTGCGATCTGCCAGGCGCTCTTCGAGTAGTCGAGTGCCAGTTCGTCCTCCCATGGCTCCCATCGGCGATTGTTACGCCAGTGGGGAGCCTTGGTCTTGCCTTGTAGGTACTGGGACATGTAGGTGTTGTGGGCCTTTCGGCACTCATCGCACCTGCAGCCGCTGGTGTAGCCGTAGCGTGTGCCGTGTGTCTGACTCATGCTGACCCTTTCTGTCGAGGTCTTGTGTGATGCCACTATTGTAGCATGTTTAGCGCTTCATATATCCCAGCAACACACAAATGAGACACACACCACAACAAAAAGAAAACCAACCCACCCACCCGCGCTACACTAGAACCCATGACCGCATCACGAACAGGAACCGCCCGCCACAAGAAATGGCGCTCGCGCGTCCTCCACCTCGCAAGGGCAGCCGGACAAACCAACTGCCCCGACTGCGGATGCACACTCGCATGGGGCACCACACTCCAACCAACCAGCCCCGAACCCGACCACATCACCCCATACGCACAAGGCGGCACCGACACCATCGACAACGCACGCGTCACCTGCCGCAAATGCAACCAATCACGAGGAGACAAACCCATCAACTGGAACAACGTGACCACCACCACAACACGCTGCCACACCATAGGCGACATCAACTGGTAAACCTGTGGTATACTAGAAGCAACCACAGAGGTAGGGGGACAATACCCCCCCACCTCTACAAAGAGTACCCCAGAGGCCTAGCAGGATATCCCCCCGGGTGTGTTTTTAGTCTGGGTCTGTCCCTCTGTCAGAGTCGACAGGGGTTTAACTTATCCCTCCTGTCCTAGGACAGGGGGGTTTTTTGTTTCTCATGCTCCAACCTCTGCCGCGCAAGGTAGGGGGGTTTTTTGTTTCTGCTGAGGCGGTGGGGCTGCTGGCTGGCTACCACGCTCGTTAAGGCCCTCGGATCGCGTTATAGGGGGACTCCTACCTGTGCGCGTGTGCACCTACCTCGCTGCCTCGCGCGGGAAGGCCTCTGTATGGCCCTCTGACGCGTTTTTAGCCTCTCCCTAGTACCAGGTACTGCCCCGTCCCTGAAAGGGCCTTAAATCGCGTTCTAGGGGTCTTGCTGGCTCCTGCATAAGACTCGGCTACTTCGATGCGTGTGTGCCAACCGGGTGGGTGTGTGTGTGTGTCTGAGGAGGGTAGACGGACTCTGTCTGAGGCCTCTGTCATGGACTTTTCGTTGATATTCCAACGTTTCTCTGTTGGTGCTAGACAGACTGACTGACTTTTCTATATACTTCCCCTGAGAAAAAGATACTCTGGTAACATGTTATAAGGAAAACAAACCCTATATAGAAAAGATTAGAAAATGTATACTATCTGTCTACCGCGGATTCACTTGTACCCTACTTTTCGTTGAAACCCCAAAGAAAAACCCCTGCCCGAGTCTTAGACAGACCCTGTCCACTCTGTCCGTCCTGTCTGTCTGTCTGCGCGCACCACGGTAGGGAGAGGGGGGAGGGAGGGTAGACGGACTCTGTCTGAGGCCTCTGTCATGGACTTTTCGTTGATATTCCAACGTTTCTCTGTTGGTGCTAGACAGACTGACTGACTTTTCTATATACTTCCCCTGAGAAAAAGATACTCTGGTAACATGTTATAAGGAAAACAAACCCTATATAGAAAAGATTAGAAAATGTATACTATCTGTCTACCGCGGATTCACTTGTACCCTACTTTTCGTTGAAACCCCAAAGAAAAACCCCTGCCCGAGTCTTAGACAGACCCTGTCCACTCTGTCCGTCCTGTCTGTCTGTCTGCGCGCACCACGGTAGGGAGAGGGAGGGTAAGACGACACACCACGAACAGGTCCAAGCACCGCACAACCCCAAACGTGCTAAAATAGTCCCCGACAGTACGACAAGAGCTGTCTTACTAAGACTAGGGAAGGAGTCCACAATGAACATCGACCTCACAGTGATACCAACCAGAGCCAACAAACCATCTCACACCTCCAAGCAGTGGTTCCCCGTCACCATGACCTGGGAGCAGTTCGTCGAAGGCGCACAAGAGCCCGCCACCGAAAAAGAGTGCAGCCCCTACATGGCAGGCAAAGCAACCAGCACAAGCCGCAAAGACAGCCGGGTAGAATACCGGAGCATGGTCACCCTCGACGCTGACAAAGCCGACCCCGACCTCCCCGCGCGCGTAGAAGGGCTGGGACTCACCGCCCTCGTGCACTCCACCTACAGCCACACCACAGAAAACCCCCGCTACCGCGTCATCATCCCCCTCATGGGGCCCGGACTCACCGAAGAGGAGTACCCCCGGGCGGCACGCGGCCTCATGGAAGCCCTCGGCAAGGAGCAGTTCGACTCCTGCAGCACAATCCCCAAGCAACTCATGTACGGCCCCTCCGCCAAGCACCCCGACCAGTACGAGGTGTACTCCTACAAAGGCGAGCCAGCGACCGCACGAGGGCTCCTGGAGCGCTTTGGAGGGTTCACCCCTACGCCTGAACACAAGCGCGGCCCCAAGACCGACCCGTACAAGCTCCCCGGCGTGATCGGCGCATTCAACCGCCTGTACGACATGACCCGGGCGGTAGAAGAATTTAACCTGCCCTACGAGCAGGTGAGCGAGAACCGCTGGAAGTACATCCCCTCCGAGAGCGAGGGCGGCGTGTGCGCGTACCCAGATGGGTACGTGTACTCCAACCACGCCTCCGATCCCGCTGGCGGACGCGCATTGTGCATGTTCGACCTCGTCGCCATGCACAAGTTCGCAGACCTGGACAAAGAGGCTGGCACGCCTTTGAACACTGCCCCTAAGGATCGCCCGTCCATCCAAAAGGCCATGGAAGAGTTTATGAATCTGGCTGACATTAAGACGGAGATGCTAGGCGTGAATATCGAATTATCCCGCGCGGGAGGCAAGAAAGCCGCAACTGATTGGGTGTCGAAGCTCCACATCCACCCCAAGACGGGTAAGACCCTGGACGATGCCAACAACTGGCGTCTCCTCATGGAGCATGACCCCGTGCTGAGCAAGGTGGGGTACAACAAGAGGAATCTTGCTACCGTTACGCTCTGTGATTTCCCGTGGCGTAAAGTGACACCAGGTAAGGATGATCAGCTCACTAATGCTGATCGCGCGCAGATTAGCTTGCACATCCAGTGCACCTATAACATGCGCCGGCCCTCTAAAGAGCAGGTCAATGATGCGATTGATATAGTGGCGCAGGATCACTCTTTCCACCCCATAGAGGATTATCTGGAGGGCCTCCAGTGGGATGGCGTGTCCCGTATCGAGACATGGCTTCCTGGTGAGCCGGACGCCTACAAGCGCAGTGTCGCCCGCCGGACGGCGGTGCAGGCTGTGGCGCGCATGCTTGAACCCGGTATCAAGGTGGATAACTGCCTGATTCTCGCCGGCGGTGAGGGCCTCGGTAAGTCGTGGTTCATTGAGCGTATGGCACGCGGTTGGACGTGTACTCTGGGTCCGATTGATCGTGGCGGGGCGCGTGACACGATCATGATTATGTCACGTTCGTGGATTGCTGTGGCGGATGAGGGTTACTCGTTGAAGAAGGCTGACGCAGACAATATGAAGAATTTCATTACGCGTACCCATGATGAGGTGCGTCTGCCGTATGCGCGTGAGACGGTGGAGTTGCCTCGCCGTCAGGTGATTTGGGGTACGACCAATGACCCTACTTTCTTGCGCGCGCAGGAAGGTAACCGTCGCTTCCTCATTGTGAATGTGACGGAAAAGCTTGATTTCGATAAGTACACGCGTGAGTATGTCGATCAGGTGTGGGCGGAGGCTGTGCACATCTGGAAGGAGGCGCGCGATAAGTACGGAGTGGAAGGTAACCCTGCTTTGTATCTGAATGATGAAGAGGAGGCTGTGGCTAGGGAGGTGCGCGGGGAGGCTACTGAAGAGGAGCCTATGGTTGGTCTCATTCAGAATTACCTTGAGACTCTGGTTCCGGAGAATTGGGAGCGAATGCCTGTTGATGATCGTATTACCTGGCTGCGCAGTTCTGAGCAGGGTCTTGTGAAGCCGGGGACACGTCGGATTGAGCGTGTGTGTACGCTTGAGATTTGGCGGATCGCACTTGAGGGTAGGGATGCTAAGATTTCTCGTAGGGATAGTTTGGAGATCACTGATGCTTTGAGGAAGATTCCTGGTTGGGGGTCTTCGGGGGCGAAGCGTGCTAGCTTCCCGCACTTTGGGCAGCAGCGTTTCTTCTCGCGTGTGGAAGAAGAGCCTGTGGTGGTGGAAGAGCCTGCTCCGGTGGAGGATGCTGAGCTGGCGGTTGTTGCTTTGGATCGTGCTGCTGCGCTGGTCAACACTGGTCGGTCGGATGTTGTGAAGGCGGCGTTGGACAAGGTTGGTGTGAGCCGTGTGAGCTTGCTTGAAGGTAGCCAGATTCAGGAGTTCCTCGACGCCCTCCCGTGTGAGGAGGATCATAGCCTTAACTCTGAATTGCTGTGAGTCCTCGTGTATACTAGTGCGTGAGGTGAACTCCGGATCCCACTTCTTGTCAATTTCTGGTGGCGATCCAGCCCCCCTACCATTTGTGAGATCATGGTAGGGGGGCTTTCCTCTATCCGCAACACACTGTACAATATTCAACCAGCATAGCGCTAGTGCGGTATAATCGAAACATGAACCTACTAGACATCCTCGACGACACACCAGACGGTGAACACAGCGTCGTCATCTACCCCGACCGACGCACACTACGCGCCTCCTTCCAACCCTACGTCGGCAAGTACAGCCCCCTCTACCGGACACACAGCCTCCACCGCGCAGAATACATCGAAGACCCCAAGAGGCTCACACGCGTCTACCTACGCACACCCCGGCAACTCACAGCCGTCAACCGCAACCGAGCAATCGACGGCGCCGTGCGCGCATACGTGACAGACGGCGTAGAAGTCACCGACCCCATGAAAACATGCCTCAACCAGTCAGGCATCCACAACACCACCACGGTAGGAGAACAAGAATGACCCGAGAAGAAGAAGTCCGCACGCTCCTCAACAAAGCATGGCAGGCCATCGAAGGCGCAGACCCCAACAAGATCGCACCCCTCCTCAACACCGCCAACCGCCTCTCCAAAGAGCTAGCCGAACTCGAAAAACAGGCAGCCACAAGCGAGAACACCAACGTTGAAGAGGAAGGCACTAGCGCAGTCGCCATCTTCCAGGCAAGGCTACGCAAGCGTGACATCAACGCCTCTTAAAGCCGCACAACAGCCCTGCGTGTCAGTAGCATCCCCCGCGACCGAGTCGTTGGGGGACCTCGCCGTAGCACTCGCAGCAGCCTACAAGCTCGATGCCGACCCTTGGCAGGAACACGTCCTAGGCCACTGGCTCGCAGTAGGCGACGACGGGTGGGCCAACATGACCTGCGGACTAGCCGTCCCACGCCAAAACGGCAAAAACGCCATCCTCGAAATCCGAGAACTCTTCGGCACCATCGGTAGGGGGGAAAAATTCCTCCACACCGCCCACGAAGTCAAAACAGCCCAAAAGCACTTCCGGCGCCTCAAGCACTTCTTCGGAGAATGCGCAAACGACCCCGCCGCAAAGTTCCCCGACCTCAACGCCCTCGTAGCCAACATCCGCAACGTCAACGGGCAAGAAGCCGTCTACCTCACAAACGGCGGCAGCATCGAAATCGCCGCACGCTCCAAAGGCTCAGGCCGAGGCTTCACCGTCGACGTCCTCGTACTAGACGAAGCCCAGGAGCTCAGCGACGAAGCCCTCGAAGCCCTCCTCTCCACCACGAGCTCCGCCCCTCTCGGCAACCCACAGTGGATTTACACCGGCACACCCCCAAGCCCCACCGCGAACGGCGAGGTCTTCTCCCGCAAACGCCGTGACGCACTCTCAGGAGAATCCCTATACACATGCTGGGACGAATGGTCCCCACCAGGGGCCCCGAAGTCCCTGGCCGACATCGATCTGGACAACCAAGACCTATGGGTGCGCACCAACCCCGCCATGCTCTCAGGCAGGCTCAAAATGCGTGTCCTCGAAGGCGAACGTAAAAGCTTCTCCGACGACGGGTTCGCCCGCGAGCGCCTCGGCTGGTGGGCATCCATCGACGCCACGCGTCGCCTGATCAGCGCCCCCGACTGGGAAGCCACCGGTGTGACGCAGCTGCCTGAAGAGCTAACCGGACAGGAGGTGACACGCGCACTGGGCGTCGCTTTCTCCAAGGATGGCACGCGCACGGCCGTGGCAGGATGCCTCTACGACCGCAAGACGGGCCTCGCGCACGTCGAACTCATCGACGTCAACACGGGCACCATGACCAGCAGCGCGCTCGCGGACTGGCTGTATGAACGCCGCACCCGCTACAGTGCAGTGGGCGTGTCAGGCAGGTCAGGTGGGCTAGCATTAGAGCAGGACCTACGCGCCATGAAAGTCCCGAAGGGCTACCTGCACGTTGTTGATACCAGGGAGTACTTCACCGCGTGCAGTGGATTCCTCAACGCTGTGCAAGCCCATACCGTGACACACCCTGGTGGGCATGGCACAGACACTGATGCCCTGGACGCGTCTGTGGCAGTATCTGATAAGAAGATTCGCGGTGCCGACGGGGTGTGGGGCTGGCACTCAACCGGGCAGGAGGGTGACGAAGTCCCGCTGGAGGCTGTGAGCGTCGCATTGTGGATGGCGCGCACGTCGCGTCGTCGACCGAACAAGAGTCAGGAGGCTCTATCGTGACTATGAATGTTGATACCCGTCTGATTACCGGCACAGGGCCCGGCATGTTTAGCCCGCCTGTCGTAGCCGGCCTGTCTGACACGCTACAGGCTGGCTTGAATGAGCTGGTGGGCACGTGGCAGGCCCGCTACGCGTCCAACATGCGCCGTCAGGCTTACTTGGACTGCAAGGTCTTCGTAGACAGCCTGAATATCTCCCTGCCGCGTGAGATCGCGCGTGATCTGCGTATCGTGTCGACGTGGCCGGAGAAGGCTGTGTTTTCTCTGACGTCGAGGTGCCACTGGGATGGCGTGGTGGCCCCTGACGGGTCGGAGGACCCTTACGGGCTGGCGTCCCTTCTTGATGAGAACCGGTTTGCTACCGAGATCGGGCATGCTATTTCGAGTGCAGCAACGCACGGCGTGTCGTTCCTGGTGACCTTGCCCGGTGACGTGGCCGCTGGTGACCCGCCGGTGCTCGTGTTGCCGTACTCGGCTATGACCGCATCTGCATTGTGGGATCGACGTCGGCGAGGCATCAAGGCTGGTCTACTCATCAACGACGTGGATTACCTAGGCCGGCCCACGGAGCTGATCATGCTGACCCCCACCGTGATGGTGAGCATGGCCTTGTTTGGGTCGCAGGGTTGGTTTGTGACGGGGCATGTGGAGCATAATCTGGGTCGCACACCCATGGAAGCCCTCGTGTACCGTGGTACTCTCGATAGGCCGCTAGGTAGGTCGCGGTTGACTGACGGCGTGTTGTCTATCGTGGATCGGGCTGTGCGCGCATCTATGCGGATGGACGTGTCGTCTGAGCTGTTCACTGCCCCTGGCCTGCTGCTGCGTGGCGTGGATGAGGCGACGTTCAGTCAGATTAAGTCCTCGTGGAGCTGGCGCCTCGGGTCGGTGAAGGGCATTAGCCGTGATGAGGAGGGTGAGCTGCCTGAGGTGGATGTGCTGCCTCAGCAGTCCATGCAGCCCTACGTCGATCAGTTGCGTGAGCTGGCCCAGGAGATGGCCGGTGCGCTGTCCCTCCCGGTTGGGTCCCTCGGCATCGTCCAGGACAACCCGTCTAGCGCGGACGCGATCTACGCGGCGAGGGAGGAACTGGTGACGGAAGCCTCAGACTTCAACGACGCGAACTCCTACGCGCTGAACCGCGTATACAGGAACATCATCCAGTTGCGTGACGGCCTCCTGCCTGCTGATGCGGCGCGTATCTCCACTCATTGGCGCAACCCCGCGCGCCCGTCGATTGTCTCCCAGTCCGACGCAATGATCAAGCAGATTCAGGCAATCCCTGCCCTGGGTAGCACAGATGTGGCTTTGGAGGAGTTGGGTTATACGCGTCAGCAGATCATGCGGATTCGTGCCCAGTCCGAGCAGCAGCGCGGCCGGGATAACCTGGATGCGATTCTGCGTGGGGGCGGGGCGGTGAGTAGGCGTGACGTCGCTGCAGGAGGTTGAGGCCTACGACAAGATGGTTGATGCCGTGCTGAAAGGCTCAGAGGACCAGCTGGCGGTCTTGTTTCGGCAACTGAATTTCGAGGATGTGGCTTTGGCTCGCGAGGAGATGAAGCAAGTCCTCGGAGAGCTTGTGGACACGTATGGGTCGGCGCTCACGCAAGGTAGCCTTGACTGGTATGAGGAGTTACGGCCCTCTTTCAAGAAGGCTTACGCGCCCGAGGCTATTGTGCCCACTGGTCAGGTGGAGCGTATTGACCGTTTGAGTCGGTATGCTGCCGGTCTTGCCAAGGAGGACATGGGTAAGGCTATCCGTGTTGTGGCAGGGGCTCTTGGTAGGGAGATTCAGACGGGTCCGAGGCGTACGATCCTTCGGGCTGCGGATTTGGACCCGTCTGCCCCTCGTTTTGCGCGCGTCCCGGTTGGGAAGACGTGTGCGTTCTGTTGCATGCTGGCGTCGCGTGGGTGGGTGTATCACTCGAAGGATTTGGCGGGTGGTGCGGGTCATGAGTTCCATGACGCGTGCAACTGTCGTATTGTGCCGGATTGGGAGCATAAGAATCTTCCAGGGTATCACCCGGATGAGATGTATCAGGTGTATTTGTCGGCGCGGCGCGCCGCAGTGAAGGCTGGTGTGAAGGAACCCCCGGGGGGTATAATTGCCTCATACATGCGAGAAGGGCATCCTGAGATGTTTTCGGATGGTCAGGGTGTTGCTCGCCCGGCGAGTGAGTTCCGTTCTCGTAAGCTTGAGAAGCTGACGGCTTCTCTTGACAAAGACAAAGACAAGGGAGAACAGTGATGAGTACGAAGAAGATCAGCAACCCCGCTCCCGGTACGGAGGCAGTAGAGGCCGTGGCCCTCAATCAGGTGGGCACTGCCGCGGACAATGACGCACCCATTGAGGTTAAGGGAGACGACGTTGCAGATACGACGAATACACCTGTTGAGACTAAGGCGACCACACCTGTTGAGACGCAGGCGCCCGTTGAGGATAAGACGCAGGCACCCGTTGAGGCGCCGGCACCTGTTGAGGATAAGACTGATGACGTTCAGGTGACCATCAACGCTCTCAAGGCCAGCGTCGAAGCCCTCACCAGCCAGCTCCAGGAAACCAAGGAACGCCTTGAAGCAAAGGAGCGTGCTGAGCAGCGCGCTATCCGACTGGAGAAGGCTGGCATCCCCAAGACCCTCGGCTCGTTCATCCGCGACGACGCCGACCTTGAGGCCTTGAATGAGACCTTGGCAGGTCTCTCTCGAACCACCCCGGCTGGTGCCGTGGTTCCTACCACGCCCACGCTCCCCACGGTAGGTTCAAAGAATCCTGGCGGGGAGGTTCTCAGCATCGACGAGATGATCGCGCGTGCTGAGGCAAACAATGACCGTGCAGCCCTCTCCAGCCTGAAGCTGGCGAAGCTCTCGGCTGCATCCAACATGTTCTAATATAGGAGGAATAAATGTCCGGAGCAACTGGAGTGGGCACGACCTACAATCTGCCCAACTACACTGGAGAACTTTTCCAGGTCTCCAAGGAAGACACCCCGTTCCTGTCCGCTATCGGTGGTCTCACCGGCGGCGAGTCGGCAGGGTCCACCCTCATTGAATGGCAGACTGAGGACCTGCGTGATGCTGATATTACCCGTCAGCGTCTTGAGGGTGCTACGGCTCCTGGTAGTGAAGAGCGTGCGCGCTCTCGTGTGTCCAACGTCCTGGAGATTCACCAGGAGGTCGTGGAGTTGTCCTACACGCGTCAGGCTACCACCCGTATGCGCAACACTGACGGCGAGAAGATGGTGACCATTGGCACCACGACCCTGCCTGAGGATGAGCTGCAGCATCAGATTAACCTGACGCTCAAGCAGGTCGCCCGCGACGTCAACAAGGCGTTCATTCAGGGCGTCTATGCCAACCCCACGACCAACACGACCCCGCGTAAGACGCGCGGCCTTGTCGAGGCTATTACGACGAACGTCGTGACGGCCACGACCGCTAACCTGACTGAGGACCTGGTGCTTGACACCCTGCAGAAGGTCTGGGAGAACGGTGGTATTCGTGAGGGTGAGACCCGCACGATCCTGGTTGGCGCCAAGGTCAAGCGTGCCTTGTCCAAGGTCTTCATCAAGGATAACAACTACCGTGAGACCTCCCGCGCGGTTGGTGGCGTGAACGTCACTGCGATCGAGACGGACTTTGGTACGTGCAACATCATGCTTGACAATGATGTGCCTGCTGATACGCTCCTGGTTGTGTCGCTGGAGGAATGTTCGCCTGTGTTCCTGGAGATTCCGGGTAAGGGCACATTCTTTGCTGAGAGTCTGGGCCGCACTGGCTCGTCTGACAAGGTTCAGATCTATGGCGAGATCGGCCTGAAGTATGGTGCTGAGCAGCACCACGGCAAGCTGAAGCTGAAGGCTTCGTGACACAACCCCGTGGTGGGGTCTTGAGAGTATAGGCCCCGCCACGGGTTCCTTGTAAGGAGAACACGTTGAAGATTCAATCAGTGAAGTATCCTGAGATGCTGCTGATCACACCGGTTGGGCGCGTGCAATTCCAAGGTGGGCAGGCTGAAGTGTCGGACAAGGCCCTGGAAGCTGAGGTGCGCGCGCTGGCAGGCAGCGATGAGGAACTCGGACTTGTCCTCCCTGCCGCCCCCTCTGGTAGGAAGCGTCGTAACCGTGAGTAGCATTCCCTTCGCCACACTTGAGGATTTGCGAGCCCGCCTGCCCGTTGAGGACAATCATGTGATCGCTGACGCGCGCGTCAAGATTCTCCTGCAAGACGCCACTGACCTCATCTGCTACCGCTGCCCTGGTTGGAAGAATGCGCCGAAGGCGGTGCTGACAGCCGTGACGTGCCGCGTGGTGAGCCGGGCTATTCGTCAACGCCCTGCGGGTGTTGCAGGGGATGCTACACAGCTCACTCAGACAACCGGCCCGTTCTCCCTGTCAACGTCGTGGGCTAACCCCTCGGGTGACCTGTTCCTGACCAAGCAGGATCGCGATGACGTCAATGGGGTGTCAGCATCCTTTTTCAGCTCGGCCGATACCTTGTTCGGAGGTGCACAGTGATGAGCGCAATGGACGCGTGGAAAGAGCCTGTCGTGCTATTGCGGCACAGTGAGCCCAAGCGTGACCCTCTCGGGGTCGCCTACCGCAGTGGTGCCGTGCAGGAGATTCGCCTACCTCCCGCCCTAGTTGCCACAAACCAGTCCTCCGACCGGGAGGGCACAGGTGAAGACTACGGAACCAGGGAGGCCGTGACTGTGTACTGGGATACTCCTACAGGTGTGCCCGTGCATATCCGCCCTGGTGACAGGGTGCGTCTTCGGGGTGGCGTGTGGCAGCCTGTCGGAACCCCTGTCATATACCCCCTTGGGGTATACTTGAGGCTATGGAAGGAGGCACCACGTGAAAGTTGAGTTCGTTATTCATAAGAATGGCGTCAAGGATCTCCTGAAGAGTCAGGAGGTCCAGGACATGCTCGCCATCAAGGCAGCAGGGATTGCTGCCCGCGCGGGTGATGGGTTCACCTCCGGGGTGCGAGTCGGCACAGACCGTGCCCGCGCCTATGTGCTTCCTGAGACGTACGTAGCGCGCAGGCGCCAAGCCAAGCACCACTTGCTGGAACGCGCTGTAGGAAGGGGCTGATGATGAGTATTGACCTGCAGAAGTTCGTGATCGACTACCTGAACAAACAAGACTTCGAAGGTGAACTCAAAGGCACCACGGTGGGCAGTATCCGACCTTCCACTGAGGAAAACCCTCACCCTTACGTGCTTGTACTGGCGACGGGTGGCCCCGGACGGTCTGAACGTATTCTCTACACGGCTCAGATCACCATTGACTCCTATGCGCCCACTTCCTGGTGGGCAGGTGAGCTCGCTCGCCACGTGGGAGATGCCCTCCACCACCTTCCAGAGGCGGATGGGCCTGTAGCGGTCGTAAGCTCTCCCGCACCAGCGGAAATGCCCGACCCTGATACCGATATGCGCCGCTACACTGCGACGTACCAGATTACCGCAAAGTTGGGAGTTACCAATGGCTAAGACCAATGCTGACAACGCGTTCATGGCAGGCTCCGAGAAGGATACACTCTATCTCGGCCCGGCTGGCACCGACCTGTCCATCATTACCAGTCTGACCACGCCCATGCCCGAGGGCATGGTAGACGTCGGCTGGACCAGTGACGACGGCATGACCCTGGACATGTCCGACAGCGTGGACAAGATTCGTGGCCACCAGGGCCACGGGGTCGTCCGAACCTACATGACGGATTCCTCCACCTCGTTCAAGGCAACTCTGCTTGAGACCAAGCTGGAACTGCTCAAGAAGTACCTTGGCGCTACCAAGGCAGAGAAGGTCACCACGACTGGCACGGAGAGCATCACCCGCATGACGGTGTCTGCCTCCCGTAAGGTGGAGACCCTGTGCGGTGTGGCTGACCTGTTCGACGTCTCTACCGGCAAGCAGCGTCGCTATATTTTCCCGCGCCTCGAACTTGGAGAGCGCTCTGGCGTCACTTTCAAGGTTGGTGAGCTGTCCGCCTACGAGTACAACCTCGAAGTGCTGGATAAGTACGAGCTCCTCAGCAACGAGGATGGCCTGAAGGTCGGCTGACCTTATGACTCCTGCCGTGTGTCGCGCTTCTGTTCTCCCGGCACACGGCAGGCAATAACCCTTTTGGAGAACAGAGTGTAGGAGAACAGAACCATGACTACGAAGAAGACCCCCACCGCTGCTGAGCTTGCCCGCCGTGAAGCCCAGTCAAAGAATGATCGTGGCGAGCCGGCACCCATCCACGTTGAGGTCCGGGGCATTGCCCTGGATTTCAACCCCTCTGATCTGCTTGACGACTACGACGCGATGACAGCATTGATGGAACAGGGGCGACCCAACCCGATGCTGGCCCTGCTGATCCCTGATGAGGGTGAGCGTAAGGCCGCCCTGGATTCACTGCGTGATGAGAACGGGAAGCTGCGTGTGACTACCATCGTCGAGTTTCTGACTGAGGTCTTCCAGTCTTCCGGCCAGGGAAACTGATTGACCTCCTGCATCTCCTGTGGGAACACTGGGAGGTGTTGGAGGCGGACTTTCAAATGACGTACAACCTCGACCTGACGCAGGTGTTCACAGGTGAGTTGAGCCTGCGTCGGGTGGGGGTTCTGATCAACAACCTACCTGCTGGGTCTCTTCTACGTAAGCGCCTCGGCGGGGCGGGCGCGTGGACTGATGAAGTGTCAGCTGTGTTCGCTCAAGGCAACCGGTTGGAAGGCATCCTCATTACCGCGTTGGGTGGTAAGAAGAAGGATGTGCCTAAGCCTGCCAGCCCTCCTGAGCCTGGTTGGTTCGAGAAGGCGGAAGCTGAGCGGGAGAAGCGTGAAGAGCGGGGCCGCCGGTGGGTCGAAGCACATAGTTAGGAGTATCGGCAATGGGTGAGAATGGTTTTTCCCTAGGCACTGCGTGGATTCAGATTTCCCCTTCCATGAAGGGCCTCCAGGAAGCGATCCGCAAGGAGCTAGCTGGCACCGATACGCGGCCTGCTGAGAAGAAGGTCGAGTCCGGTCTTGGCGCGGCTTTTAAGCGTGTTGCCAAGGCCGGTGCTCTCGCACTCGGGGCAGTCAGTGGTATTGCGGCGGCGGCTGGTTTCGCTGACGTGGCTCGGGAGGCTTTGAACGCGTCTGACGCTACGGACAAGTTCAAGTCTACGCTCGGGTTTGCTGGTGTGTCGGCTGATGAGATCGGGAAGCTGACTGCTAGTACAAAGAAGTACGCAGACGACACCGTCTACGAGCTGAGCGACATCCAGAATATCACCGCCCAGTTGGCAGCTAACGGCGTGCAAGGCTACGACCGTCTTGCCGAGGCCGCGGGCAATCTGAATGCTGTCGCTGGTGGTAATGCTGAGACGTTCAAGTCGGTTGGCATGGTGCTGACCCAGACAGCTGGTCAGGGGAAGCTGACCACGGAGAACTGGAATCAGTTGGCGGATGCGATTCCCGGCGCGTCGGGTAAGCTCCAGGAGGCTCTTCTTAAGAATGGCGCGTATGTTGGTGATTTCCGTGATGCCATGTCTAAGGGTGAGATCAGTGCTGAGGAATTCAACCAGGCGATCTTGGATTTGGGTTTCACGGACGTCGCGCAGGAGGCTGCAACCAGTACCACCACGATTGAGGGTGCGTGGGGTAACCTGCAGGCCACCCTGGTGACGGGCGCTATGAGCATTGTTGACAGGATTAAGCCTGCGCTCACTGATTTCATGGGCGTGGTGTCGGATGGCGCGTCGAAGGCGTTTGGTTGGATTAACGATACGGCTGTGCCTTCCCTGCAGGGCGTGTGGGACATTCTCACTAAGGGTGATTTCACGGGTCCGATCTTTGGCTTCCAAGAAGACTCTGGCCTCGTTGATTTCCTGTTTAACCTGAGGGACGCTGGCCTGTCTGTGTGGGACATGTTCAAGTCCCTGTGGGATGCTGGGTCCGCCCTGGGAGGCGCGTTTGCTCCTCTTGGCGCGGATATTGCTGGCGCGTTCGGTGGTAGCACCGTGTCCGTTATTCAGGGGGTGGCGGATGCGTTGAAGAGCGTGTTTGACTGGATGGGCCGGAACAAGGATGTTGTTGCGCCCCTCATTGTGGTGGTCGGGACGGCCGTAGGGACGTTCCAGCTGTTGAGTTCGACTTTGGCTGCTGTCAACGCTGTGAAGGCTGCAGGTGGGTTGCTGCAGTTCGCTCAGGCAACGAATGTGGCTAAGGCCGCTCAGGCGGCATTTAATGCTGTCATGAATTTGAACCCCATTGGGCTGATCGTTGTGGCGTTGGCTGCTCTGGTGGCGGGGCTGACGTATTTCTTCACGCAGACGGAGACTGGGCGTCAGGCGTGGGCTGCGATCACGGAAGCGTTCTACTCTTTCGTGGATTGGGTTGGGTCAGCGTGGTCTACTGCGATGGATTCCATCTCTTCGTGGTGGACGTCAACGTGGGACCAGGTTGGTGGCACTGTTGACTGGTTTAACTCGACAGTGGTGTCAGGTCTTGCGTCTGCGTGGCAGGGTATTCAAGATGCTATCGGGGCGTGCGTTGACTGGTTGAACTCCTATGTGGTGCCTGTGTTTCAGGCGGTGTGGGATGGTATTAAGACCATTGTGTGGGTGGCCCTGATCCCTGTCATCACGTATTTTGAGCTGTGGAAGTTGGCTTTGCAGGCTGTCGCTGACTTCACGGTCACGTACGTGTGGCCCTACCTGCAGCAGGCGTGGGAGGGCATTCAGGCTGGTGCGGCCGTGTTGTGGGAGTATATGCAGGCAGCGTGGGCTGGCATCCAGTCGGCTGTGCAGGTGGTGGCTGATTGGATTGCGGCCTATGTGCTTCCTGTTGTTACTGGCGTGTGGGATGGGATTGTTGCTGGCGCGAACCTGTTGTGGACTGGTATCCAGATGTATTGGCAGTGGATTCAGTTGTGCGTGCAGACGGTTGCTGACTGGTTCACTACGTATGTCCTGCCGGTTATTCAGGCGGCGTGGGATGGTATCCTGTGGACTGCTCAGTCGCTGTGGCAGGGTATCCAGACTGTCTGGTGGGGTATCCAGACGGCTGTGCAGGTGGTGGCTGATTGGTTCCAGTCATACGTGATGCCGGTGATCCAGTCTGTGTGGGATGGCATTCAGACTGGTGCGAACAACTTGTGGTCGTGGATAACTGTCATTTGGAATGGGATTCAGTCTTCGATTAGCACTGTTGCTAACTGGATGTACTATACGCTGTGGGGCACGGTCACGAGTGTGACGGATGGTATCCGGTCGGCGTTCCAGTCGATGAAGGATTCTGTGGCGTCGATTTGGGAGTCCGTGAAGGGTGTGGTGGCTAAGCCCATCAACTTCATTATCAACACGGTTTATAGCTCGGGTATTAAGAAGACGGCGGACTCGATGGCTGAGAAGCTGGGCCTGAGCTTGCGTCTTCCATACATTGCTCCTATTGCTGAGTACGCGTCGGGTGGTGTCCTGCCCGGGTATACGCCGGGTCGGGATGTGTTCCATTTCTTCTCTCCGGATGGTGGCGGCGCGCTCGCCCTGTCCGGCGGCGAGGCCATCATGCGCCCTGAGTGGGTGCGTGCGGTAGGCGGCCCCGAGGCCGTGGCACGAATGAACGCAGCTGCCCGGTCGGGGTCGACGCATATTCCTGGTGGGGATACGGGTGTGAAGTTCGCTGCCTTCGCTAATGGTGGTATCTGGGATGGTGCCCAGGGTGCGTGGGATTGGATTAAGGATGCTGCCGACACGATGGGTAAGATCATTGCTGACCCTGCCGGCGCGGTGGCTCGCTTCATTAAGGCCCCTGTGGATGCGATGATGCGCGGCCTACCGGGGTCGGGTATGATTGCTGATTCTATGCGTGCGGTGCCCGGCGTGTGGATTGATGGGTTTGCTAACTGGTTGAAGGGCAAGACGTCGAGCATGGGTGCGACGGGCATTGTGAATGCTGCGCGTAAGGCTATTGGTGTGCCTTACGTGTGGGGCGGTTCGTCTATCCCGCCGGGTCTTGACTGCTCTGGCCTGGTGTATTGGGCTGCTCACCAGATGGGTTCCAAGATTCCTCGTTTGACGGCGGCTGGTTACCAGTCGGGTGCTGGCGCTGGTAATGCGAATGTTCCGGGCAATCTTCTGTTCTGGGGTAATCCTGCTTGGCATGTGGCTATTGCTTCTGGTAAGGGCATGATGGTGGAGGCTCCGAAGCCTGGTGCATTTGTGCGCGAGACTGGTATTTGGGGTTCTCCTACGGCTGGCACGTATAAGTTCGATAATGGGGGTTACATCCAACCTGGGCTCACTACGGTGTTGAATAAGACGGGTCGTCCTGAGCCGGTGTTTACTGATGGCCAGTGGGATACCTTGCAGCGTCACTCGCGCGCGCAGGGTTATCCGGAGACGTTGGTTGTTGTGGATGAGGATGGTCAGTTGGTTGGTCGTATGCGTGTGGAGGCTCGTGGCGTGGTGAATGACGCGTTGTCTCCGGCGTCTCGCGTGCGGGCGCGTGATCTGTTTGGTGCTGGTTTCTAGTTTTTAACGAGAGAGGACAGTTAGTATGTCTACTGTTTGGTCCGCGTCTAGTGGCTACATGTTCATTGGTGTCGGCTTGGAGTGGTCGGGTGATCCTTCGAGTGGGTCGGTGACGGTCACGGCCACTGTCACTGCTTGCAGTGACGGGTACGGGCATAGTTTCTCGTCGGCGTGGTCCTGGTGGGGCTACTATGGGTCGGGGTCGGAGGGCTTCAGCTTTTCATCTGGCTATGGGCAGACGGTGTATAAGCAGCTGTCCCAGTGGAGTTTCACTGTGCCTGTGGAGTATGGGCGTGAGAAGACGGTGACGATTGGGGCTAGCCTCGGCCCGATCTGGAATGGTGGCAACCCGTCTGTGGAGAATACGCTGACACTCCCCGCCCGCCCGGTGGAGGCTCCGAACCCGCCGACGAAGGTGACGGCTAATCGCGTGTCTGACCAGCAGATTAATATTGAGTGGGTTGCGCCCGCGTCTGGTGAGTCGAATCCGATTGACTATTTTGTGGTTGAGCGTCGCCTTGATGAGTCTGATCAGTGGAGGGTTATTGCTCCTGTTAAGGATGCCGTGTCTTTTGCTGACACGGATGTCATGCCCGGCCATAAGTATTCCTACCGTGTGAAGACGGATAACTCGGCTGGCGGGTCGGAGTATGTGGAGGCTGAGCGTCCTGTGTTTACGACGCCTCCTGCCCCGGTGAATGTGCGCGCGGTGAAGAATGCGTCGGGTGATATCGTGGTGTCTTGGGAGAATAAGGCGCCTTATACTCCTACCAGGTGGGAGGTGTATGACAGTAATGATAAGCTCGCTGCCCTGGTGACATTGGATGTCGAGAAGTGTCGGTGGGAGCATTCTTCCCCGCGTCTTGATATGACTCACCAGTACCGCATCGTGTGCGTGGGCGGGTCGATGTCGTCCCCGAAGTCTGAGCCGTCCAACGTCGTGCAGCTTCTGGCGCCTCCGAATGCGCCGGAGCCTACTTCGGATGGCTTGTATTTTCCTGCTGATGAGCCTGTGACGCTCGGGTGGCGGTTTAATGCGACGGATTCTAGTCCGCAGACTCGTTTCAAGCTTCAGTACCTACGGCGTCAGGCTGGCACACAGGGCCCCCTGTTCGATAAGGCTTCTTCGAAGCGGGAGTGGACTGTTGGTGTTCTGCCGCAGGGCACGTATGAGTATTGGGTGCAGACGTGGGGCTTGCATGCTGACCCGTCTCCTGTGTCGCGTCGTGCGTTGTTCTACGTGGAGGCTCGTCCTGTTGTCTCTATCCAGTCCCCTGGTCAGGTGGTGAAGACCTCGTTCATTGACGTGTCGTGGGCGTATTCGTCGATGGGTGGGCCTGTGCAGACGAAGGCTATTGTGGAGCTGTACCAGGGCGATAGCCAGCTGGTTGAAACTCAGGTGGCACGCGGGTCGCAGGCTAGTGTGCGCTTGAAGACCTACCTGAAGAATGGCGTGTCATACCGTGTGAGTGTGACTGCTGTGAACGCTCACGGCGTGAAGTCGAAGACTGTGAGCCAGTCGTTTAAGGTGGAGTATGAGCAGCCACCCGCCCCGCGTGTCTACCCCGAGTGGGATGATGAGGCTGGTTGTGTGCGTGTGCGCGTGGTGAACCCTGCTCCTGAGGCCGGTAAGCCTGCTGCTGTGCGTAACCGTGTGGAGCGTAGTGATGATGGGTTGTCGTGGTCTATTCTTACTGAGGATTTGCCTGTGTCTGGCATGATCCTTGATTACCAGTCGCCTAGTCATGGGAGTGTGTCCTATCGTGTGACGGCGACGTCTGATCTTCCTTCGTCATCTACCACGGTGGAGAGTATTGATACCCAGTCGTGGGCGATGTGGATTGGTGGGGGTCAGGATTTTAGTGTGACTGTGCCATTGCGGTGGGATCCTGTGCATTCGTGCAAGATGGGCCTTGCCAACCGTAAGCTGCACCGGTTTGCTGGCCGTGAGAAGGCTGTAGAGATGAGTGGCCGGCATCGGGAGAAGACACTCAGCTTGTCGGCTGTGTTGTTTGATGAGGATTTCCCGTTGATTCAGCGCTTGGAGGATTTGTCTTACCTGCCTGCACCGTTTTTGTATCGTGATCCGATGGGTCGGCGCGTGTACTGCTCGGTTAATGGTGTGAGCGTGGATCGTGCGTTGTCTGGTAAGTGGAGTGTTAAAATTGAGGTAGAGGAGGTAGAGCATGAGTAACAGGCTCGACACTCACCGTCAGGGAGACTATCAGGTGACGCTCCTAGACTGGAGTGACCGTGTGGTTCGTCGTCTGGACGGCGTGACTGGCGGGAACATCACGCTCAGCAATTCTACCCGTCTGCGTGCTTCCGGGAGCCTGAATCTGACGGAGGCATGTGGTCCTATTGATTGGATGACACAGCGTGTGCGCATCGACTACACGGCTAATGACCAAACATGGGGCCTCGGCGTGTTCCTGCTGTCTGCGCCCACGCGCTCCTATAGTGAGGTGGGGTCGAAGTGGAGTGTGGATTTGTCTTCTCCACTGGCTGTGCCTGATGCTGACTGTGTGGATAGTACGTTCACGGTCAAGGCAGGTTCCAACCTGGTAGGTGTTGCGGCAGACATCTTGTATGAGACGGGCCTAGAGCGGTTGTCTATCACCCCGTCATCGGCGGCGGCTTCTAGTGACATGATCTTTGACCCGGGTAAGTCTAAGCTGACGATTGTGAATGAGTTGCTTTCGGCGGCCAGCTACTGGTCGGCGCACCCTGATGGTGCTGGTCAGGTTCACCTCGACCCCTACGTGCGCCCTACTGATAGGAGTGTGGCGTATGACTTTCGTGAGGGTGCACGCGCGATCCACCTACCTGAGTGGGAGCGTGAGCAGGACATGTCGGGTGTGCCGAATAAGGTCGTGTTCGTCTCCCAGGGGAGTGCTGATAAGGCGGCCTTGGTTGGTGTGGCCGTGAATGATGACCCGTCTTCCCCTTACTCTTACCCGTCGAGGGGGCGGTGGATTGTAGAGACTCGCACCGGTGTGGAGGCAGCTGACCAGGAGTCTATTACCGCTCAGGCGCGCCGTCGTCTGATCGACGTGTCTACTCCGTCTGCGGCTATTACGTTGCAGCATATGCCTGTGCCGATTCAGCCTAACCAGGTGGTGGGTTTTACCAGCCAAGGGCATGCGGCTAAGGGTGTGGTGAAGGAAATCGAGTACACGCTTGATCCTACCGCGCTGGTGAAGACGAAACTGTTGGAGGTGACTGACCTGTGAACTTGGATTACCTGATGAACGTGGTGGCTGGTTTGCGTGACCGGCTTGATGCTATGCCTCTTTTCCGGTGGGCGACTGTGGTTGGTACCAAGCCTTTGCGCGTGCAGTTGGATGGGGACACTACTCCTCTGTCTGCTGACCCGGTGAATCTGGCTGGTGATCTCTTGGTAGGGCAGCGTGTGTACACGATGAGTGTTGACCGCAGGCTACATATTTTGGGTGCGGTTTCAGAGGGATCGACCCAGTGAGTGTTTTAACCTTTGGAGGATGTTTGTAATGACTGCAGTTATTGAGGGGTTGGTTCAGACCCCAACTGGTCGTGCTGTTCCTGTGACTGTTCGAGCTGAGCCTATTCCCGACCCCGGTAGGACGCCGGAGGGGAATGTGGTTGTCGCGGGTAGTGTCGTGTCGGGTTCGACTGAGCCTGTCTTTGCTCTCTTGCATGCGGGTAAGTATCGGCTCCAGGTGTTTACGCCGACGAAGCAGCTCGTTGACCGTGAGTTGACGCTGGTGGATGGGCAGAATGTGACCCTTGCGGATATTGTGGATGCGGCTCCGCTGCCTCCGCCGCTCGCGGGGGTGACTGGCCTTGCGGATGCTAAGGGTCGTTTGATTGCGGCTGCGCCGATCAAGGTTGTGGCTTCCCTGTCGGAGGCTGAGGCGCTCCCGGATGGGATCGTGTATGCGTTGCCCTCGAGTGTTATCCTGCCTTCGCCGGGCCCGGGGCCGGTTACGCCTCCCGCTGTGGGGGAGAAGACGGCGCGGGTCGTGGGTCATGTGGCTGGCCAGTTCGCAGGGGACCAGGTCCAGATTGGCGTGGATGGGCAGGCCGGTGATCGTGTTGTTGTTGGTATCAACACGAAGGCTATCGGCGACCAGGTGTTCACGTGGCCTGCCGGGTGGACGGTGCTTGTCGAACCTTACTGGATTGGCACGATGCGGTTCACTCTTGCTATTGGCCCGTGGGATCAGTCCATTGTCGTGGGGGCGTCGAAGCCTGTGGAGGCTGGCTATGTGGCCCTGTCGGTGCGTGGTGGTGATCGACTGGTTATTAGTGAGGTGAAGGATCGCACGAAGGAGCCTGTCGAGTCGGCCACGGTCACGGCGCCGGTTGTTACTGGTGGTGTTGGCTTGGCGCTTGGGTTTGCTTTTGAGCGTACGTTGAAGCCTGAGACTCGCGGCCAGCTTGTTGTTTCGCAGGGTTGGGAGCTTGTGGACTTTGTTGAGCAGGCGGGTGGTAACTTGCAGACGGTGCTTGCCGCGAAGTGGGTGGGTGCGGGTGCGCCTACCAGTTTGGTGGTCACCTATCCGAATGAGCAGGCGACGAATGGGGCTGGTGTGCAGGTGGTGATCTTGGATGCTTAAATCCGGTTTTATGGTGCGTCGCCGTGGGGGTGGTGACGTGGCTGTGCGCATGTTCCTGCGTCGCCGTGGGGGTGGTGACGTGGAGGTGTTCCCCCACCTGGATGCGCCCACACCTGCTGGTAGTGTCGTTGATCGTTTCCTGGCTTCTAAGCCGTTCTACGTGGCTCACAG